GTGAGAGAGTAAATATGAATATACCTAAACCAAAACAAGACCTCTTTGAGGCAATCTCAGCGGCTGATGGAGATAATTTCACCAGAGCCGAGATTCAAACTATCGCACAGTCTATTGGGCTAGCGAAGCAAGGTGCGGCTGTCGGGTGGATAGTGAGAAACTACGCAGTCGGTAAAAACCAGTACTCAGTTAAAGGAGAAGCACTTGGTGTCCAACAAGCCGTCAATAGTAATGTTGCACAACCTGTTGTTGCTCAGCCTCTTGAAGTTATCGAAACTAAGCCAGAGACTGTCGAAGCCTCTGCGGCTAAGATTTTGACCCAAGCAAAATTGGCTGTCGAAATTGACAATCTGGTTCCTGAAAAAGATGAGACCTATGTTCCTTTCGGTTTCTATAAAGATTTGGTGAACATTGTCAAGTCTGATATGTTCTATCCAACTTTTATTTGTGGTCTCTCTGGTAACGGTAAGACTATGATGGTCGAGCAAGTTTGTGCCAGACTGAAAAAAGAAGCGATCAGGGTCAATATCTCCATCGAGACTGATGAAGATGATTTGATTGGTGGTAATACACTGGTCGATGGCAATGTAGTTTACAGGGAAGGTCCTGTACTGACTGCTATGAAGAGAGGTGCGATCCTCATTCTAGATGAAATTGATAGAGGTTCTAACAAGTTGATGTGCCTACAAGCGATCCTTGAAGGAAAGCCTTACTTCAATAAGAAGTCTGGTGAGGTTGTCCAACCTGCTCCAGGTTTTAATGTGATTGCTACTGCTAATACCAAGGGTAGAGGTTCCGATGACGGCAAGTTCATGGGTGCCCAGATTCTTGATGAGGCATTCCTCGAAAGGTTTGCTATTACTGTTGAGCAAGAATATCCTTCCAATGCCCAAGAGAAGAAAATTGTTCTCAATAAGATGTCAGTTGCCAATTGCATTGATGAAGAGTTCGCTACTAACTTAGTGAACTGGGCTGAAGTCATCAGGAAGACCTTCTATGAGGGTGCGATTGATGAGTTGATTTCGACCAGAAGGCTAGAACATATTGTCAAAGCCTTTGCAATGTTTGGTGATAGACTGAAAGCCATTCAGTTATGTGTCAATAGATTTGATACTGATACCAAAACTGCCTTTGTCGACCTTTACACCAAGGTCGATGAAGGGGTCGACCTCAATGCTGAAACCTCTGATGAAGAAACTGATGAAGAGGCAATTTAAATTGAGTGATATAGATTACAAGTTCCGAGAGGACGAATTGATTTCCGAGTTGCAAACTTATATTGACAACACCTACGAAGGTCATTATGGTCAAGGTGGTTTGCAATCTTCTGAAGTCATAGTAGACCGCGGTAGAGGACTTGACTTTTTCCTAGGCAATGTCGATAAGTACAATGCCCGCTATGGAAAGAAGGGTTCTGCTGACGATCACCGTAAAGATATACTGAAGATATTGCACTATGCACTATTGGCACTTTACGAACATGATCGCCAGAACCCTCCACATCGCTCTGATAGTGATATAAATATTTCATATACATTACCAGAGTACAGTTTGAAGTTGACTGAATAAACAACTTCACCGACCCTCGGGGCTTACTCTCTCACTCTCTCAAATAGCCCCGAGGGTCTTTTTCATATAAATAAGTAGAGTGAATGAGTTTAACGGAGACAAGAAATGGCGTACAGATTCCAATATGTACAAACAAGACCATCAACTGATGTTGAGTGGTACCAATTTAAATCAGATAGTTCTACGGAATGGAACACCCAAAGCGATGAGACTTTGGCTATTATTAATGACGCTGGTGCAACTAAGTCTTTTACATTTTCTGATGACAATCTGACTTGGACAGTTTTAGTAGATTTCCCAAATAAAGCATCCGCTGATGCCTGTGCAGACGCCTGTGCTTCCAATAATACATCCAAATACGCCGGTAAGAATGTTGACGAACATCCAGATTTCGTGGCTTACCGAAGTGCTAATAGTTTAACTTTTACGGAAACAGAAATCGGCACCGTATAAAATATTTCACTTGACTTTTGTTTGTGAATGATGTATGATGGATAAAATTTGATAATTGTGATGGAGACTTTATATAATGAAAATATCAAACGAAACGCTGGAGATTCTACGGAATTATTCCACAATTAATACGAACATACTGATTAGACCCGGTAATGTTCTTTCAACTGTATCGAATGGCATCAATATTTTTTCCCGAGCAGAAGTTAAAGAAACTTTTGATCGAGAGTTTGCCATTTACGATCTCAATAAACTGCTAGGAGTTCTGTCAGTACACCCAGAAGCCGATCTTGAATTTACTGAAGATCGAATAATCATTGCTGGTAATGGTCAAACAGAATTCTTTTTCGCAGACCCATCGATTGTTACAGCCGCACCAGATAAGACTATAGAAGTCGATAATTACTGGGCGTGTAGTATCGATGCCACCCTGATCAACAACTTGGTAAAGTTTGCCTCTGTTCTTTCTGCACCCATATTAAGCGTGGTGAGTAAGAATGGTAGAGTAACAATCGGAGTTGGTGATCCCACAACAGCCAAGACTGATAGCCACACAATAGAAATTGGTACATCACCAAATGAATTTGATTGCCGATTGCCTGTTGAAAATTTCAAGGTTATTCCTGGAACTTATAATATGATTCTGAGCCAGAAAAAGTTTATGTATCTTGAAGGTACTGGTATTAAGTACTGGTTAGCCCTTGAACCTACTTCACAGATATAGGAGATATTATGATCGAAGTCGGAACCAAAGTCCCTGATATAACTTTCAAGACTCGGGTACGAGATGAAAGTGTCGAAGGCGACAATCCATTTACTTGGAAAGATATAACTACTGCTGATTTGTTTGCAGATAAGCGAGTAGTATTGTTTGCTTTACCTGGTGCATTTACACCTACATGTTCTACTTATCAACTTCCTGGCTTTGATGATCTGTATCCAGATTTTCTAAATGCTGGTATCGATGAGATTTATTGTTTGTCAGTCAATGACAGTTTCGTTATGAACAAATGGGCAGACTGGGCTAAAGTCAAAAATTGTAAGATGATACCCGACGGCTCTGGTTTATTCACAAGTGCTATCGGAATGATGGTAGATAAAGATAATCTCGGATTCGGTTTTCGATCATGGAGATACGCTTTACTTCTTAATGACGGAGTTGTTGAGAAGGCATTCATAGAACCTGGATTTACTGACAATGCAGAAGATGATCCATATGGTGAATCTGATCCAGCGGCAGTACTTAGTTATATAACAGGAGAAAGTCCTGTTCAACCCAAAGGTCGCCAGTTGACATTAGACCTAGAAGATGGTATAATGAACAAAGATAAACTTGGCGCAAATTAGGAGAAGGTATGCGGAAAAAGAATGTTAATGAGAGAAGAATCGTTGCATTGGAAAATCTGAAGAAGTCAGAGTTTTTTCCAAAGCAGATCAAATCTGGTAAGAAGATGATTGATCGTTCTGAAGAGGCTTGGAACGAAAAGAAAGCCTATAACATTGACATTTTAGAAAAGAGGATTTCAAGATGAGCGAAGAATTTCTTTGGGTCGAGAAGTATCGACCTTCAACTATAGAAGACTGTGTTCTTCCAGATGTTGTAAAAGAAACCTTTGGTCAGTTTCTTGTTAAGGGTGAGATACCCAATCTTCTTTTGAGTGGTACTGCTGGAACTGGAAAGACTACAGTTGCCAGAGCGTTATGTGAAGAACTTGGTAGTGATTATATTATTATCAATGGCTCTGAAGAAAGTGGTATTGATGTTCTCCGCACAAAAATCAAAGACTTTGCCAGTACTGTATCTTTTGAAGGTAAACCAAAAGTTGTCATACTAGACGAGGCAGATTATCTAAATCCCAATTCTACACAACCAGCATTGCGTGGTTTTATAGAAGAGTTTTCTGCCAACTGTAGATTTATCTTCACATGTAATTTTAAGAATCGTATTATCGAACCGCTTCATAGTCGAACAACTGTGATTGATTTCAGACTAGCAAAATCTGACAAGCCAATTATGGCTGAGCGATTTATGAAGAGAATGATGACTATTCTTAATCGTGAACAGGTGAAATATTCAGATAAAGTTCTTGCAGAACTTTTGATGAAACACTTTCCTGATTACAGGCGAGTGATAAATGAACTTCAAAGATACAGCGCCTCTGGCATTATTGATGAAGGTATTCTCAGTAATTTAGCAGAGTTGAATACCAAAGATTTATTGAACAGTCTTCAAGATAAAGACTTTAAGAAGATGCGCCAGTGGGTTGCGAATAATTATGATACTGATCCACAGGGAATCTATCGAAAGATTTATGATGCGTTGTTGGACAAGATTGAGCAACCAGCACATATGGTTTTATTAATAGCAGATTATCAATACAAAGCGGCTTTTGTTGCTGATCAAGAAATCAACATTACCGCTTGTTTGACCGAGATCATGGTGAATGTTAAATTTAAATGATGCAACTCTAGAAGATGCCCATAATATCGCTAGGAGTCTCGTCAGAGAGACTCCATGGGTAGCATTTAGCAAGCAAGACTTGACTATGCAACAAGAAGTAGACTTCTGTAGTATGATTGGAGAGTGTCAGAAGGTGCTCGGAGAGCGATCTAAGCATATTGCGATACATGATAACATACTAAGAGTGACTGGAGAACTTGATGAAGCGGGTGAACCAGGTCTCTTTGGACATGAAGAAGCATTAGATTGGCATGCTAATCAAGCGAGTAACTATGAGCGATCTCCATTGATATGGTTGTACGCTAAGAAAGATACGCATGGTAGTGTCACCAGTTGGATAAATATGATTGAAGCGTATGATGATCTGTCCTCAATTACGAAAAGAGAGATCCAAGATATTCAAATTACTTTAGGATATAAAGTTGGTTCTTATTCTGACAGTAAATTTTTCGTAGAGCATCACGCTACCGACAAACCTTTTAATTTAGTTCATACTAATGATGGTGGACAGAAAGGTCTTTATTTTCCATTTCTTCAGATTTTTGGAATGGTAGGTAAAGGTGAGCGTGAGTTTGGTCAGTTGATGGAATTTTTAACTGAACATGTTTTGAAAGATAAGTATAGATATGATCATGAATGGAATGATGGTGATGTGGTCATTAGTGAACAGTGGTTAAGTATTCATAAACGCCACACATTTAAGCACATGCAAGATCGTGTACTACATCGAATTGCTTTTGATTATGATAGAGTTGAAATATGAAAGATATAATTTTGTACTTGGTAGATTTTTTTGTTAGGATATTGAAGTTAATTATATGGGTAGCGATAGCATTTTTAATAATAGAAATATTTCTGGCACTTTGGCCAGGAGCAACTATATATTTACAAATTGGCGAACCAATAACTGGAGTTGCCTGTGAATATATGGCAGTTAACGGACAGGAGAATTCGGTCTTGTATAACTGCGGCTAGAAATAGCACGAATAGAGAATTTCAGGAATTCTGGTTGACAACTGCTAAGAAAGTGGCGTATAATAAAAATGTGGTTTTGAACGATGAAAAGATTTTGGAAATTATGGGCAATGTCCCTCGGAGAAAAAGCGTCTGAAGATTCGCATGAAGCAGACATGGTTGCAGTCATTAGAACTATTGTTGTTTTGGTAAACTTCTTTACCTGTTTCTTTATTATATCTGGAGTGTTAAGACATTGGGGTTGATATGTTAGATTTAGGTATGAAGCCAAAAGAAGAGATCGATATCGATCAATTCAAAGTGAAGAAGAAAGCGATTAGTCCTTTTGATTTCGCAAACAGTATTAATTATACCAAAGAAAACTTGGTAGTTGATGAGTGGTCAGAGAAACAATATAATCCATTTATTGTAAACAAAGCATTGTCATATGGCAAAGATACCGTTAAACTTGCGAATGAAATGAATAGTAGACCTCACATCGATGGCAAATTGCAGTATGATTTTCTCAGAGATATGGTAAGAAAATCCAAGAGATTTAATAAGTGGTTAAAGCCAGAGCAAATTGAAAAACTTGATATTATCAAAGAGACATATGGATATAATGATATCAAGGCACAAGAAGCCATGCGCCTATTGAGTGATGAACAAATTGCTACATTAGAAAAGCGACTATCAAGAGGCGGATAATGACACTCTAGAGATGAGATAATATAAATATCTACATAAACACCATATTATTAAGGTAGAGATGTAGATATGAGTAGTGATTTCTTTGAAATTGATTTTCCTGGTTATGAACCATTAGAGATCAAATTAAAAAATGCAGATGACTTTTTGAAAGTGCGAGAAACATTGAGTAGAATTGGTGTAGCCTCTAAAAAAGATAAAGTCTTGTATCAGTCTTGCCACATTTTACATAAGCAAGGCAGATATTTTATTACCCACTTCAAAGAATTATTTGCCCTAGATGGTAAAGGCGCTGACTTTACCGAAAATGATATTCAGCGAAGAAATACGATTGCAAAACTTTTGAGTGACTGGGGTTTAATTGAAATACTAAATTCCCAAAAGTTTGTAGAAGACCAAGCACCACTAAGTCAAATTAAAGTGCTATCATTTAAAGAAAAAGATGATTGGTCATTAGTCACGAAGTATAACATTGGGAGGAAGAAATGAAATATTTAAGTATACTTCTGGTGTGTTTGTTTGTAACCGCGTGTTCTGGTAGAATCTCTTTGATCGCAGAACTTCCTAAAGATCAAGACTTAGATGTAACTATTAAAACATCACAGGCTGGCGGCGTACACAAAACACCGACCGCAGACTGAAAAGTAAAGGAACTGACCTGTTTGTCATACGCGCCAAATTTTTGTTATGAGGCCGAATAATTGATTACGGAAAATTCATTTTTTATACATATTGCATTGAGAGTTTGTTCATCGAACAAACGGAGCCCTCGGGCATAATACTAACCCTTTGAAACAAGGAGTAACAATGAAAGTGAAATTGGTCGCTTTGGCGGCACTATTTTTTATGATGTTTTCAACCTCAACCCTCGCAAGCAA